TTGAACTTATCATAGATGTACTTATAACCAGAGTCGAACATTGCAAATGAGCTACTTGCAATTCCACTGAAGAAATCTACAATGTTTTCAGTTTTAACAGCACTGGTAGAACTATTAATTACATCTGATCTTCTTGGAGAAATTACAGCTACACAATCTCTTCTTGATTCTGCAATATCAATAAGCTTAGCTGCTCTATCTGGACTTATAGTTCCAGGGATTAGGAAATCAATATCATTGAAACTTTCAGAATCTCTGAATAGTTCATATCCATTGTCTATTGCAGCTGTTACATCAACTGTATCACCAGTGAAATTATAATCTGTTCCACCACTCAAGCTAAATCCGATAACTGGAGAGTTTGAACTAGAAATTGGCGAGAATACCTTATTTGAACTATTTGTTTCGCCAATCACTGCATTTGTTTGACCTTCTAAATTAATTTTAGAAGTTCCAACAAAATCAATTCCGGTTGAGTGACCTGGGAATACATACTTGGATCTTTCTGCAATTGCAGTATGGAAGTATACTAATGAACCATCTAGAGTGCTTGCATCTTTTGCTTTGGAAACAAATAGATACTTCTCAAGAATTGAATTTGGAGTACCAGTAATAACTCCATCTTCATCTAATACTACAATATGCATTTCATCAAATTTGCCGCCTTTAGAAGCAACAGAAGAAGATGTTCCTGGCTGAGGAGCAACATCTCTCCATTTTAGTCCAGATGCATACTCAAGAGTGTCGTAATAACTATTATCTGGCGCTGCACTGATTGCACCAGCTGCAATTAAAGTTACTGGGGTTCCTGCATTGTCGGTAATGCTATATGCTGGATACCCATTGGTTGGATCATCTGAAGTTGGAATTCTCTTTGTACTATCATTTAAAATGATATGAAGAGTATTATCTGTAGTGCTTGACTTGTAAATCCAGCCAGTTCCTACAGTAGTGCTGCCTTTTTTAATTACAATGGCATCTCCTGCTGAGACTGTAGGATCTGCACCAGTATAAGTAATAATTTGGTCTGCACCATGATCAACTGCAACTACTTTTAAAGAATTTAATTTTGTTCCAGCAGATCTTGCTGCAAATTTAAATGCAGTTCCAGTGTAGTTATCGTAATCAAATTTACTCTTAATAATGAAAGAACTTAATCCTGCATCGGATGAAGAATTTAATACAATACTTGAACTTGTTGGTCTTACTACCGCAGCAATTCCACCATACTGAATGATGGTTAATGCAGCAAACCAAGACTCATAGTTATCGTTATTTGGTGTACCAAATGTATCTACCAATTCCTTTTCACTAGTAATGTAGGTTACAGTATCTACAGGACCAGTTTCTGCTGCAATTACAATTGCAGCAACATTTTGATCGGATACATTAATTGTAGGAGTTAAATCAATTTCCTTAATAGATACTCCAGGTGAAGCAAACGCCATGTTTATTACCTCTATGAGATTTTTTTTCTCAAAACTATTTATTTATCTTTATATTTTGAACTACTTATATTCCCACATATAAGCCATATCACCATATTCATCAACATTCCACTTATCATCTGTAGCAGCAGTCCAATAATCTCCTTTAGTATCTACAAATGTAGTTTCAGTATCAGTCAAGCCATCCAATATAAAACCAAATGGAGCCATATCCTGCTCAATAGCCTCTCTTTGATCTTCAAAAATTCTTTTCCTAACATCATTTGAAGTAAGCTCCCTAAAATAAGGTTGAGTTGATAACCAAGAGAAAATTACGAGACACATTGCCAAGTCATCATTACAACCTTCCTCTGCAGAAAAAGTATCACTCTTTTGAATGAATGTAGTCAATTCACTAATAATGTCATAATCTGGAACTAAAAGTTTATCATCTTCAATCATTGCTTTTAGGTTGGCACATCCATACTTTTTAACTGCCTTGGTCATCTTCACTCCCAGTTGTGCCTTGTTGGAAAATCCAGTTCCAACTATCTGGCCAGCACGACCTTTCATTGCACACATTAGCAAGTTATCGTACTCTAGATCAAACTGCAGGATATCTGCTACTTGACCACCGATATCATTGACCTCAACCAATATATTGGCATTATTGTAGTTTTTACCGACTGTATCTATGATATTGGGGAAGAGGATGGGTTTTATCTCATTATTCTTGTATTTTGCTACCATTTTATAAGGGATTGTAGTGACATCCATTACCACGAAGGCAGAGTAATCATTTCCAACTCCCCTGGCAACGTCAACGGTCATTACATAATCATGACCATCTATTGGGTCTTCATATACATCCAATCCACCACTTCGTTTTAATGGATCTTCATAAACCATTGCACGAAGTTTATTTGGATTGATTAAAGTATCAACAGATCCTAGGAAGGTACACTCAAATTCTTGCTCAAACTGTCGTTGAGAAGTGTTTGCAATAGTTTCTTCTTTCCACTTCTGGTCTCTTCCTGGAACATCCCACCAGTTAACTTCCAATGGTGTGTAACTGTTCTTTCCTCGTTCTGCATCGTGCCAGAACTTATAGAACATGTTCATTCCATTTGGAGTGGAAATGATAATTACTTTAGTAGTTTTACCAGATGAAATAGTAGGGTATACAGAACTAAAAAACTGTTCTGCAATGTGGTTCGGAATGAACGCAAATTCGTCCAGGAAGATGATGTTGAATGAGTTTCCTCGGACAGCAGATGATGAAGTAGAAGCAGCAATAATCTTGGATCCGTTCTCTAGCTCCAGTGATCCACGGTTCCAAGAACCCACGCCCTGCTGTAACCATTTAGGTAAGTTTTCGTATGATAACTGCAATCTGGATAGAAGTTCCCTTGAGGTCTCTGCTTTGTTTGCAAGAATTGCGATTTTTACGTTGGGGTTGAACAAAGCATAATGTAACAGGTAGGAAACAACCGTAGTTGATTTTCCAGTCTGTCTTGGAAGCTTTGCGATATTAAATCTATGCTTATGGAAATTGTCAATCAATTTTTCTTGGAAGTCCCACATTTTAAATGGGACTAGACCTTCATCAAGAGAAACAATTTTGATGTACTTTTTTGCAAAGTAAATTGGATCTTCTTGACATGTCAAATACTCTTCTAACTGTTCAGAAGTAAATTGTATTTGTACGTTAGAAGGTTTGAGGTTAGGATTACCTTTATAACTAGATCTTTCACTCATAGTAAATTATTTTAATTTTGGTTTTTGCCAATCGGGACCTTTTAATTTTGCTTTTGCTGCAGATTGTTCTCCTGCACTTGTTGTTCTATCTGCAAGATTTCTAATTTTTGCTTGTCTTCTAGCAGAACTATGTCCAGAACCAATTTGAAAACTTACATTATCTGCTTCATTCATAAACTGAGAGAAAGACTTTGATTCACCTCTTAGTTGACGATAATGAGCTTTTAATTCTGCTCCGCCAGAAGATTTAGCACCTTTGAGCCAAGGATCTTCATCTGAATCATTTGACTTACTAACTGGTTTGGTGCTTGATTTATACTTAACTTTTGACGAAGTTGGTTTGCGAGGCATATAGACTTTTCCGCCACTTGCAGTTCTCTCACCAGTATCTACTCTATTCTTCAATCTATCTACAATTCTGCTAAGCACTCCTTCATCAATTTTCTCATCTGATGCCAGATATTCTGCAGCAGTATCTACAAAGTCTGCAGCTCGTGTAATTTTTGATTGTACCCATGCAGGAAGTTGTTGATCAGATTTGCGAATAATTCTGCGAAGCATAGCAATAGATCTTTCCATCTGATCCAATTCAAGCCTTGCCATATACCCTTCATGGTCTTTAATCTTTCCACTATTAATTTCTTTATGATCTTCTTGCATGTTCAAAAGACTGGTATTCATTTCCCATGCGCTTGGACCATATGAACATTGTGATTTAGTTTCTTTCTTTTCACAAAGATGACAATAACGAACTTCTTGTTTCTCTTCTTTGACGGATTTTTTTCCATCTTTCCATTGAGACTTTAATTGCTTTTCCATTTTTAGTAAATGCTTGTAATAGTTAGGAAACTCAGCAATATGTTGGAGAGCAATTCCGTAAGCCTCTTCATGAGTAGTTACGTGCTCTCTTTCTACAGTAGAACCAACTTCTGCCTGTCTAATAACGTAATCAACAGATACACCATGTTTCTTGGCGATTTCTTGTTCTGTAGGAACTTTCTTTTTCATTAGTAAATCTCCCTCCACTGAAGACCTGCTCTGATTGTTCCAGCGTTATTACCCATGTTCGTTACCAATACAACATATACTTCAGATGAACTTGAGTCAAAATTTTGAACGATAATGTTTTTCTTTGCTGCTGAAATAGAACCTGTTGAAGCAGATCCTAAAGAGTTTTGTGAAGAACCAGCAGTTACATAACCACCAAATAAGACATCACGATTTGCTGCTGTATAACCAGTAGCACCTACAGAATATTGAACGCCACTATCAGCATCAACATCGGTCCAAGTAAGTGTTCCTGCCAAACTTGCTTCGCTAGGTAGTTTAGCAATTTGAAATGCCATCGTTTCGCCAGTTGGATACAGAGCAATATTATTCAACTTGACAGAAATTCTGTTTGGATAAGATTGGAATGTATTTTTCAAACGAATTGCTAATACTGGTAGAGTGGCAGCTGCTCCAACTGCTCTTGATGCTGTCATCAAATGCATAAAGTCAATACCACTTTCTGTGTATCCACCTTCTGACATTACAGTAGAACAAATCTGATCCATCGAACCACCAGAAGTTGTGCCTGTGTTTAGGATCTCACATCTTACTGGGAGGTTTGGATTAGACATATAAACTTCTGATAGCACATTAGAGCAGTAGTATTCATGTGCTAAAATGATCTGACCAGCATGAACAAATCCACAACGAACTCTACCAACTCCAAGCCACTGAAAGTCAATATAAACCAGTTGAGTTTTTGAAGTATTGATGTTGAACTTGGAAGGACCAGTTCCATCACAAGGATCAATATTCCATTCTGATTGAGGAACTCTTCTCTTGTAGTCTCCTACTGTTGCTTCACTAGCACTGCCGCCAGCATAGGAACGAATTACAAAATTGAGTGTACCATTTGTTGTGCCGTTGGAAGTTCCATTTCCAACTTGCTCAAAGTAAATGCCATCTCTGTCATCAAAGTATCCAGTTCTCTTGGTTACATTCTGCTGGGCGTAACCAAAGCATACCGAACTAAAGATAACCTGTGATTTACCTGGCTGGTAATGATGATAGAACTTTGTTTGATGGGAGGCACTAGAAGCAACATTAGATGTTGTTGTCATCGTAGCACATGCTTTATTCACGTCATATTGAATGTTCCCACCATTCAATGTTCTATCGTTGAAGTTAGGATCAATAGCATAGAGATGCTTATAATCACCGAGAGTGAATGTCTCGGCAACTCTCAAACGACCAAAAGCATCATTAGCAGTTGCACCAGTACCAGTAGTAAGATTGCCGAAGTTATCGGCAAGCATCACTACTTCATACTCATCATTATTATCACTAGCTAGTGATTGGTCTGAACGGTAAAACTTTGCCATCTATCAACCACCAACAATTTGAATTTCTGTTGCATATACTTTAGCACCACCACTTCCAGCAATTGTAGCATACTTAAAACTATTATTTAGAGTGGCCGTTCCAGTAAAATCAGCATAACCAGAAGAATTAAGAGCAACCGAAATTGAAGTATCTGTTACTGCAGTTACTGCTAGGTGTGCAACGCCAGTATTATATGCAGCAACCGAAGAACCAGTTAGAGTAACATAATCACCAACAACAAACGAATGTGCTGGACGACCAACATCTTGTCTCATATTTAGAACAGTTGTACTCGCACCCTTAGTAATACTAGCAATAGCAGCTCTTTTTACAGAAGCAACCTTGACTACAATCTCATACCCATCATGGATGTAAAGTGTGCTGTTTGCTGCTAGAGGGTTTCCTCCCCATGCAATTCTTGCTGGACCTTTTGCAATATCAGCAATAAAACGAATTACACCACTATTGACGATAAATGCAGTAGATTGAGTATCTGTAGTATCTGTAGTATCTACTATAGGTAAATCTTGTACAACTTTAATGACTGACATTTAAATTCTCCGAATTGTTATCATTCTTCCGTATTATTTATTTTGGATTGTTTTAGAAACTTTTGAAGTTCTGCGGTGCTTCCGATAAACATTGTATTGTTTACAGTAGATGGACCTTTTCTGGAAGGAGTATCTTCTTCAATGGTCTTCATTTTTTTCTGAAGATCAATTAATTTGTCAGTCATATCAGCAATATTTTTGATGCCTTGGAAAGCAACTTCATATGCTCTTGGATGATCACTATTTCTAGCTACATCCATGATGCCATCAATCGCTTCCTGACCCTTTCCAATTAAATTATATAATTGTTCTCTACTATATTCATAATCTTTTTCAATATCTTTTATATCATCTTCAAGTTTTACAATTTCTGTTTCGGAAACTGTATCTTGAGGGACAATATTAAAAGCGTCATCTAATTTATCGAATGTTGACATGATTATTCAGTCCAAAGTTCATTAAATCCAAAATCATCATCTGCTTCTACTAAAGCATCATCTAGAGTATTAATAACTCCATCGTTATTATTATCTTCTAATGCTTTTGGAGTTACACTATATGTCACA